GATCGCCTGTGTTTTCGTTATGAATAGTCGTCTGAGCGTACGAAACGTTACGAAACCAGAGGGAGGACTAATGCACGTAGAAAATTTTGTAAATCGTGGGCCTTTCCGTCGGGCTGGAATTTCTGAGTATGTTAAAAGAATGAGAGCTAGTGATAGAGTCTTACATGACGATTTTGTTGCTCAAATTCTTGATCATCAAGATATATCTTACGAAGCTTCGCCTCGTTCGATATTTGACCCTGATCAAATGTTTGAAGCTTTAAAATTATTCGGTCAAACGAAGAACATTAAAGTGGATGCTCATTTGCAAAAAGGATTTGATTTCGCGAAGAAGATATTTGCATTCAGACTGGGACGTCAGAAGCTTAAGGCCTTATCAGATCAAGAGATCATTAAAGCTATAAAATTAGAAAAGAGCAGTGGGTTGCCTTTACTAACTACTAAGAAGAATGCATTACCTTACGCTATAGATAGGTTACGTCAGATTCGTTTAGGTATTAAAACACCTAACCCGTGTATCGCTTTCGCTCGTACACAACAAAATAACAAGACTCGTCTTGTTTGGGGATTTCCTCTGGAGATGACGATGCTTGAGAGTAAGTATGCTAGACCATTGATTGACAACTTTATGTTAATCCCAACTCCTATGTCTATTGGTTTAATGAAACCTGAACTCGGAGGTAGGCTTTTAGGGATTGCTAATAAGAACAAAAACATATACGGTTTAGATTACTCTAAGTTTGACAGTAGTATATCTAGTACACTCATTAGGTATAGTTTCGATATATTGAAAACCTGGTTTGAATATATTGACGAAAATGAATGGAGTATTATAGTTAACTATTTCTGTTCTACCCCAATAGTTATGCCTGATGGGAACCTATACACTGGTAAGAGACACGGTGTTCCAAGTGGAAGTTACTTCACTCAATTAATCGATAGTGTTGTTAATGTTATACTTATAGGAGCGTTATCATCTAAGTTTCAACTTGATATTTATCATAGAGAGTTGTTTGTACTTGGAGATGATTCCATCTTTGCTACTAGACAGAAGTTAGACCTTCAGAAAGTTGCAGAGTTTTTGAAGACTTACGGTATTAAACTGAATATTGACAAGTCAACAAAGAATCAAGTCCACTATCTTGGTGCTACTTGGAA